CAACCCGGTAACTCATTCCACCAACTCCAGGGCGACCACCGTCATGCGCCCGAGCGCGGCCACGTTGTCAGGCCGACCCACGACGCGAAACGTGTCGCCGCCATAGACTACGTATCTGTCTCGCGTATTCCACGAGTAGGTGTCCCGGTCGCACACCAGCACATGACTGGAGGTCGCCGCCACCTTCTCGCTGATCACCCCGCGTGCCGATCCGCTCTGGAAGATCGCCGCCCGTGTCAACGTGGTAAGTGTGGTTGTCACAGTGCCAACCGCTCCCATCCCGTCGTTGGTAGGTGCTGTCTCCCGAGCTACTTGTGCGGTCGTGATAGTAAGCCATCCGGTATTCATCCGAAGCTCGGCCTCCGGTACGCATCAAGCAGATGCAACAGGTCATCAGGATAGCCAAACGTAGCGTTCCCGCTGTAACTCTCTGAGCGTGGCCCGAGGGTCTGAGAGGCAAGTCCCGCGCTCCGGGCCGGTCGTTCCTCCAGGTCATAGCGCACCATCTGCGCCGCCGCGTATCCGATGTCATCCGGCCACTTCACAAGCGACACCAGCACCGTCGCCCCGGATAGCTCATCGACTACCGAAGAGGTCGAGGCAATTGTGATCGTGGTCGTGGTGACTGACGATATGGTGTGATAGCCGTCGTTGCGGTAACTGCCCGAGACGTAAATCTCGTCACCGGCCGCGAAGCCCTCGGTGACATATGACGCACCCGCGACAATTGTCGCGGCGGTCGTGTTGAACGTCACCGCCGATGCAAGCGAAATCCCGACCGTGAAATTGTGCCCGCAAAACGACCGGATGCGCTCCTGGACTATCGGGATGATCCCGGCCTCTTCGATGTCGCCCGCCGTCTTGGTGGTGTCGGCGAGCAATACGACTGTCTCTGCGCTCACGATGGGCATCAGGATTCCTCGTACCACTCCAAGATCAGCGTGACCTTGGCGTTGGCCGTTGCGCTGGTGTACTGCAACACGTACTCGGTTGACTGTGCGAGTATCCATTCCTGCCGCGCTGCAAAGTCTCCACCAGCGGCAGTGGTCGGGTTGCCGGTTGCCCCTACATCGGTTTCGATCAATATCGTCCCGGCACTCGTGACCGTTGGGTCAGAGAGCAAGGTAAGCGTTGCGGTATTCGCGCTCTGCCGGTTGTTGTTGTATGCCGTGATCGCTGCGCCGCCGGTGCAGTTTGCACCTTCCTGCCAGGTGAACCCGCCACCGAGAGAGGACTTGACCAGCCCCACCAGATGGATCTCGCCGGTTGCCGGTGTGCGCATCAGTACCGTCAGCGTACTCGCCGCGTCTACGTCTGCCTCGTACAGATATGCGGTGTAGTGGTTGCCCGAGTGTATCTCGTGGTGCGCATAGTCAATGACGGTGCGGCCGCCGTGGCGATCAGTGGGCATTGCGATTGAGTTCGTCATGCTTGCCCCTTATAAGTGAGCCGGGACGCGATGTCCCGGCTCCTGTCTTCTACTGCCCGTAAGGCGTCAGCACACCGCAGTCGATCGTTACGGTCGCTGCGGTCGGGAAGGTGAACACCACAGTTCCCGCCGTCGTCTTGAACCGCGACGCATCCCACGAACCGCCCGCATACCATGTGGTAGCGGTTGGGATCGTGAACGTCTGCGCCCCGATGCCAATAGCGACATGCGGATCAGTGCCCACACCGAGCGAGACGATAACCGATGCCGTGGTCGAGTCGTTCTCCATTCGGACAAACGTTCGCGTCAGGTCGGTCACCGTGATCGTCACGGTTCCAGCGGTCACAACGCTCGATGCGTTGCTTGCGATACCGGTGCCAATAACGGTAACAGCGGTCAATACAGTTGCTGCCATTTCATACCTCCGTTAGTTGGCCGTCTCGGCTGCATAGTAGCACCCGAGCATGTCAGGTCGAACGATCTTCCCGCCGTACACCCAAAGGCCATCGACCTTGGTTCCGCGCTGCGTCTCGTGCGGGAACATGCGGATCGAGCCGTCGATTGCCCCTGCATACGACATCGCTTCGTTGCCCACCGATGCGAGGATGGTGTAGACCGTGCCGGTAAGTTGCACATTGTTGCTCATGTACACCCGGTCGAATCCGGCCACGCCTCCGATCCACCCGTTGGCCCACACCGAGCCGTTCGGGTTCATGTTGCTCCCGGCGGCGATGGTGAGCTTGGTGAAGATCCACGGAGGGCAAACGGCCCAGCGGCCATCACGCGGGATGTTCGCCTCGTCAAGCGCCTCGCCGTACTCGGCCAGGTGTTGAAACACCGTGCCACTGGAGGTTGCTTTCGGAGACGACGCGGACCCGTAGGTCACGCCCGCTTCGGCGTATTTCCCAGCCATGAATGTATCGATGCCGTCCTTGATGCGATACGATCCACGATCAATCGCAGCGCCGATCACATCGACGGAGATGAACCGCTCGTCGGTTTCGTCCAGCACAAAAGCGAAGTACTTTTTCTGGTCGATCACCATCGAGAGCGACGCATCGTCCAACTGCTCGTAAGTCATGTCGGAGTAGGCGGTGTACGTATTGACTGCCACCTCACCGATCTGCGCGATCTTGACCGTGCCGCCCGGGACCAGATCTCCGGTGTAGTTCTGATTGGCAAGGTTGCCGTAGATCAGCGTTTTCTGGAGAGCGGTCTGCAAGCGGTTGGCCAGGACAGTGCGCTTTAGCGTGTCAAGTGCCATTTGTGGCTACCTCTTATTGCTGTTGTTTATCCAGCGCGGAGATCGATTTGTTGATCAGATCCCAATCCGCGTCTGGCTTTCTGGACTCCATCTCGATCTGGTGTTCGTCCACAAGTAGCCCCGGCCCGCTGCCTTTCGGCTCATCGGGTGAGCGGTTGTACCGCTTCTGGAACTCCTCGCGTGTCTCGTCAACACCGCTCTGGTAGGCGTCCTTTTTCAGAGAGGCGAACATCTCGATGGCTGCTTCGGTTTGCTCTCGGGTAGGCCGCACCAATTCCGGCACAAGCTGGATTGGCAACCCCAACTCGGCCGTCTTTGTCGTGGCATACGCTTCAAGCTGCGCTCGCAGGATCTTGGCGTCAGTCTCTCGCCGCATGTCGTTGATCATCCGCTCGGCTCGCTTCTCGGGCGACTCTTCCGGGTTCTCTTCTGCGAATCGCTTCGCGTAGTACTCTTCCTGCAACTGCGGAACGTGGTTTTTACTCCACGTCTCGATTGCCTGGTTGCGGTCCCGGTCACGCGCCGCTTTGAACAACGGGTTACTGTCGATGTACTTGTCAACGTTCGACTCATTCACCTCGGCAAGTGGATTCGCCTTCGTCTTGATCTCAGTCATCAGTTCATCCAGTTCCCCGCGCTTGTCCTCGGGCACGAGCGCTGTCAACTCCTCAATTGTCATCCTCTGTCCTCCGTCCGTCGCGTGGCGGTTGCCCCGCACCGTCTATCTCTCTCAAGCATACTGCCGCGAGCGCAAAAGCACAACAGGTCAATTCACTCTCGGGTTCCACTGCTCGTAAGTCTGAAACGGTATCACCCCGTCCCGCCGCGAGCGGCGCAGTATCGGCGCATAGCCTTCAATTTCAAACCGCATATTACACCGGCAATTTATTCGATTGGCGGCGCTCAGGTTTGCATCGCCTGGATACCGCGCCTGTTCTCCGTTTGCCATTTCAAAAGTCCCATCAGCTCCGCGCTGTTTCTGGTCCATTATTCTGTGATTTATCCCGGCCAGTTGTTGCTTTGTTGTCGTTGGCCGCGTCCGGTCGTCAAGCGTGGCATCCCATATCGGCCCGCCCTCGACTCCGGCGGCTTGCGCCCTGGTGTACACGTCATCAGCCGCCGCGTTCTGTGCGGTCTGCCCTTCGGTGCGGATAATGCGCAGCGCCCGCCCAGTTGTTTTGTTGATGGCTCGTCCAAGGTCGCGGGCCATCCGCTCGTAGGACTTGCCCCGGATGAGTCCGCGCCCGAGGAACTCGCGTATCGTGTCGCGGGAGTTGCGCGGGAAAAGCCGCCGCGCATCGTCGTAGTAGCCGCTTGCCAGGGCCTCGGTGATCGCGTCGGTGCTGAGGGTGCCCCACCCGATGCGTACCTGAGTGGTCATGTCCAGCGCCCATGCCTGACGAAAGAATGCCTCGTTGTACATATCCGGTCGCATCCGGTCGATCAGTCGAAGTGTTTCCCGGTCGGCCTGCGAGACAACGGCGGTCAACTGTCGCTCGGCGGTGACAAGCCGGTTGGCCTTTGACATCTCGGCCCGTGTCAGCACACCGTCAACCGCGTACTTGTCATAGAGCGTTTGGAGTTCGTCACGGATCTCGATCAGTGCCTCTCGGTATATCTTGCCTACGACAAGCTCGTACTGTGCCAGCCTGTTACCGAGCGCCCGCCACGCATCGTCCTGGTAGCTCATTCTTCAGCGTCCGGTTCCTCTTCGCCAAACTGCGGCGCTGGCGCTTCGATGGCAATCGCCGGGTTGATGATCGCGCGGGCCTGTTCGACCGTCATCGACGGCATCGCCACCAGCAAGATCTGTATCGCGCTCTCCGGTGCCATCTTTTTCGCGCTTACCGCCTGCACCACTTCGGCGATGCTCGATATCTGCGCCCCGTTCAGCGCCTCTTTCGCCACGTCCTCAGCCGGTGCGCCTCTGCTCTCCTGCGGCTCTGGCATCTGGTCCACATCAGGCAGATCGCCCAACTGCTCTTCGCGGTACTTGTCCGCCAACTCTTTCGGGTCGTCGATAAAGCTCATCAACGAATACGCAGTATCAAGCGGCAGCACCTCTCGGGCGGCGGTCAGCGTCTCGATCTCCTGCGCGATGTCCTTTGGGAACTTGCGCGTGAACGTCCACCGTAGCGCCGTCGGGTCGATGTCGATCTTGCTGAACTCCCGCCAGTATTTCGTCAGTAGCTCGTACTGCATGAAATACGAAGTGCGGAACTTCCGCTCTGTGACTTGACTGGACATTTCCATCCGCAACAGCGCGATCTGCCAGCCTATCACCCGCATATCCCCGCCGCGATCTTCGGAGAGGTCTATCGACTTGGCGAAAGCGTAGATGTTCTTGCGCAGCTCGGCGAGTAAGTCGCTGATGAACGTCCCGGCCCCGCCGAGGTTTTTCCCTGCAAACCCAAGCTCGCCGTCGGCGGGCAGCGGGAACAGCCCGGTCTGTTTCAGCCGCTTGACGAACTCGTCATCGAGGTACATCCCGGTGCCCTTGATGAACATATACGCCATGCGCAACTGCTCGACCTCACTCGTGGCGTCCGAGATGATGTTGTCATACGCATCGATAAGCGCCAGCACCTTCTCGGCCTCTGCCATGCCCTCTTCGTTGTTGCGGAACTCGATCAGCGGGACACCATCGAACATATGCGGCGTCGGTTCGTCCACCCTGACGAACTCGCCCATTTCGTTTTCTCGATATCGAGTGAGGGTGCGCTGATCGTACCACTCAACCACGTACCGCTCTTTCTGCGTCTGCCTGCTTGCGCCTGCTTGTGGGGTGCGCTCGTATGTGGTCTCGGTCACGGTGTAGTAGCGCATCCCGTAGCGTGACTCATCAATTCCCGCGTCCCGGTAGACCGCGCACTCCCACGCCGGAACGTTCATCACCCGTGCGCCGCGGTCGGTGGAATACAGCAGCCGGAACTTGCGCCCGCTCATCGCCGCGCCCTTGACCAGTTCGGAGTTGCGGTCTGCCAGATGTTCACGCATCGCAAACGAGTGCAGGAATGCCGACTGCTTCGCACGCAGCGCGTCGTCGGCTACCAGCTTTTCGTTGATCTCGATACTGATCTCGTTCCCCAGGTAGCCGGTTTTCACGTCCACGATGTCACTGAAGAAATCGTTTGGTATGCGCTCGTGGACCTTCTCGTAGTCCTGGTACTTTTTCTCCAGCACCGGGACGCCGCCTGACTCCTGCTTGTAGCGCTTCGCCATCTTGCGTTCTGTGCCCGCCCGTTCAAGCTCGTTCTGCTTGATCAGGTCATGGAGCATCAGAGAGACGGTGTTCGCGTTGTCACTCTCGATAGCATTGATGATGTCTTGTGTGGTTTGCATTACAGCCTCACGGTCGGATCGATTGTCGGGACCGCATACGCGATCCACTCATTAGCCCCGTACCGTATCGCGTCCATCGCGTGGTTGTAGTCGTCAATCGGCTGCGCAACGGTCCGTCCCGTGGCTAACTGCCGCCAAGTATAGTTGGCGCGCTCATTCAATATGTTAGCACTTCTTCGTGTTACATGCACCCTCTTTGAGAGTAGCCAATCTATGCCCGCGCGTACAGAGTCCGGGCCCTTCTTCGCCCCGACAATGCGTATGCCTCGGGTGCCGATCTCCATGATGCTTTTCGGTTCTGCCGAGTCTGCCCATATCGGCACGGTCGGATCTACCAGCGGCGCTCCCGATGGCGGCCTGATTAGCGCCGCGATATCAGGGTTGGTGAGTCCTGTCTGGTAGATCAGTTCGTCCACCCAAAGGTCATCGCCGTTTAGCCACAACTCGACCAGTACCGCCGGGTCCACACTGAAACCAAAGTCCAGCCCGTATGAATGCCGGGAGTGTAGCTTGGCCTCGTTTGGCACTTCGTCCACGATTTCCCAATCGGTGAATATCGTGCCTTCCGGGTCTGACCATTCGCCATCGAGAAACCGCTTGCGCTTGTGTTCTGGCAACCGCGCGAGTACCTCATCGATGTATCCCGGTGGCAGGTTGGCGGCGTTTGCATACGGGTTGATCTGCAAGTAGTCATAGCCATCCGGGGCCGGTGTCCCGTCAGGCATGACGCCGTGGATGAATAGCTGGTTCGCCCAGTGTGCCTGACCTATCGGGTTGAGGTCATACCATGCGACGTTCCGACAGCCTTTGATGTTTTGCGACAGCCGTGTTTTGACCGTGGTCACGGTGTCAAACGGGATCTGCGATATCTCGTTGAAGAATACCGTGGCGTACTCGCGCCCGAGGATTTTGTCTACCCGCTGCTTGTCGTCAAGCCCGTCTATCCAGATCTCAGAACCGTTGGTAAACCTGACAATATGGTCGGTCTCGTTGAACCGGTAGCTTGCCGCCTGGGTTGAAAGCACGTGCGGCAGCGTGTCCAGCCATATCGACGCCTTCGCATGGGCGAACCGCAACCGGGCGATCAGGTGACGACTCTTCTCGTACTTCTGTGCCCGATAGACCACGCCGCTGGTGAACACAAACGTCTTCCCGCTTCGCGCCCCACCGTAGAGCATCAGATCGGTGATCTGCCGGTCGCGCATCTTGGCGAGCGCTTCGTACTGCTTGTCTGTCCATTGCGGTTTAGAGTCCGTCAAAGGCTTTGTCATAGGTGATGGCAATCGGCCCGCCGTCGTCGCCGGTGATCTCGTATTTCTCCCGGTACTTTGACGCCATCCTGCCGAGCACCCATTTGCGCGTATCGATGCGCAGCTTGATCACCTGGACATCAATCGGCGTCGCCGTGTCTGACAGATCCATCAATTCGTCGAACACGCTATCGGCGTATTGCTCTCTCGCGCGCGCGTAGTTGTTACGAAAATCAGGATTTGCGTCAAGCCAGCGATAGATACTTGTGCGTGATGGGATCTTCGGGTCTGTGCAGATCATCAGAAGCGACTCGCCGGAGGCAAGCCGTTTACAGATCTCTTCTCCGCGTTGTGGAGTGTACTTAGAAGGGCGTGCCATCTTTACCCGCCCCGTGGCCTACGGCCCCGCGTCGTGCTTTCATACTCTCAAGCATATCGTCGGGGCGGGTATGTGGCAACTACTCGGCTACGGAGAAGAGCGTCTTCTCTACCGGTTCGTCCCCCGAGGTTGTGCTTGTGCGCTTTTCGCCGTGTTTCATTGCCTTGAATCGCAGATACGCTTCGCTTTTGGGTTGCGTCTGGCCGAGCCCTTTACACCAGTAGTCGTTCCTCAATATCACCTTGCACATTCTTCTCCAGGACGGTGCCCATTGTTTATTCTCAAGTTCAATCGGGGCTTCGTCAGGGATCTCGGTGTATCCTCTGTCGTGCCATCCCGAGATAAACTTCTCGAATCGATGTCTGTAATGTTCGGCGGTTTTTTTCGGCAGGGTAGACAGCAAAAGATTGCAGAAGCTTCTCCACGTATGCCCTTCTGGCTTCGAGATCTTGTTGTACCCGGTCATGTTCCCGTTTTCCCGAATATACAACGCTCCCGAGTTCGCACCGTTCACCCGGTTCACCACCTTGCCCCACGTCTCCGGTTCGAGAATATGGTATAGCCACAGTCCCCTCCTTTGGTCGTCGCCGTATGGTTGACATAGCCGTTGCTGACTCAACTTCACACCGGCCATTTGCATCTTGTCGTAGATCTGGTTATAGGGTTTGTCTGGATGCCGTGAGTGATAAAGCCAAATGTCTTGTACTCGCCAATCGTAGATCGGGTACACGTTGTAGGTGTGCTTTGTGACCCGCGTTGTCCAGCGGTGATTGTCCACCATCAGACCGGTTTTGTCCCACGTTGCGATTGCGCAATATCGGTGTAGGCTTTCGTCGGCACGGATCGCAATGAATCCCGCGCACGGTTCACCCTGGCTGTACCACTCGCCCCACAACGGCACGAACTCTTCAAACTCCATTCCCGGCAGACAGAAGGGGTAGTCGCTTTCGTTCTTTACGCCCATTGGCATGTCGCGCACCCACAAGTCACGCTTGGCCGGGTCCCAGCAAATCCACTGCGGTACATAGTTGGTAAGGGCGTTTCTCAATCGCATCTGAACGCAGATCCAGTGCAGATCGATATTGTCCTGGTAGAGCGCGACCATCTTTTCAATGTGGGAAATGGTGTCCTGATACTGTGCTTCAAAATCGATATACATGACACCCACCGTGCGGCCACGCTTGATTGCCTCATCCATGACAAGGTGAAGTGCAACGGTGCTGTCTTTCCCCCCGGAAAACGCAACGTAGATCCTTTCAAACCGGTCGAAGATAATTTCAATCCGTTTGCGGGCGGCCTCGTATACGTCGTCCTTTTGGTATTTCTTGATAGACAGCATCAGTACAACTCCACTTGTTTCCCGGACAGCGCGGTTTCCATCGTGACCTGTTCGGCACCGTTCGCGGCCAGCCATTTATTCAGATACTCAAGCGCGGTCTCGTTTGCCGTTGTCTGTTGTTCGTCAGTAAGTAGATTGAACCCGCTACGGTAGACTGCCGGCAAACCCTTTGCGTAACACGCGGACGCTTGCCCAAGCCACGCAATGCGGTTCATTGCTGCGTTGGTGAGGTAGTGCTCGCAAGAGTGTACCCATTCCGTGATGACTTTCCCGAGCGCGTCCCTGAATGCCGGGGTGTCTGACAGAAAGTCCGCGTACATCTTTTCGGCGACCTCTTTCTTCACGCCGTTCATCGACGTGTTATAGAACCCGGCCTTGTAGCATTCCCATT